ATGGCGCGGGTTCTTACTACATCGGTGCTAAAGAATTGGATTTCTTAGGACAGAGAATGGCTATCTTACCTTTCCTACCATCTAACACGATTGTAGCAGCTAACGTATCTAATCTTCACTTTGGTACTGCTTTAGAAGCAGAGTTTAATAGCTTAGCTATCTTGCCGCAATTTGAGGCAACTGGGGATAGAACAGTACGTTACAGATGTGATTACGCATTTGATGTAAATTATACTAACGGAGAAGACATCGTGCTTTACCGATAGATTTTAAATAACCAACAGACAAAAGGGGGATTAATTTCCCTCTTTGATCTGTTTTAAATTATAAAAAAATGCCAGCAAATTTAAGTTTAGCAGCCGTAGCTGGGACGAATTGTCCAAAAACGGCGGGTGTAAAAGAACTTTACACTATCCCAGTAGGGGACATAAATAGCATTACTTTGGGTTCTACCCACGATATTACAAATATAGTTTTTAAAGTAGCTGGAGACGGCTTTGGTAAAATTAATTTTAAGCGTGGAGAATGTGAAGTAACAGAAGCTATGGAAAGAAGTAATGCGGTAAAGGTAATTTTCTCTGTTGCTAACCCAACTAAAGAGCAAAGAAAATCTTTAACTGCAATTAAAAATTCATGTGAGCAATATATGGTTGCAAGACTATATGACCAAGACACATTGTTGTTTGTCGGATATGACGAAGAAAGTCTAGATGAGGGTTTTGTTGCTTTCGAAAGTTTCGCATCTACAAGCGGAAAATTAAAAACTGATGACAATCTTTTTGCTATGACTATGGCAGCCGAGCAAGGCGAACCATTAAGAGTAGTAAGCGCTTTAACTGGTGCTACTGCAACCACAACCACACAAATAGTAACTGAGTTAGTTAACGCAACTACAGTTTAATATGTGGCGGTATAAAAAAGAATATCAAGGATGTAAAATAGGTGTTAGGGGGTTTGGTCTCCTTAACACTAACCTTGAGTTAGCAGAAACAATTTATAAATTGTCTTTAATGCCAGAATATAGCATTTTAGTAAAATTCATTGAGAAAGATGAACCAAAAAAGAAATCAACTAAAATCAAGAAATCTAAAGAAGCAAGCGAGTAGTTTTACTATACAAAATAATATTACTCAACTACCAGATTATACAGATAAACAAAAGATAATATCAAAGCGAGGAATTAAGATTGTTAGTACTACATCTAATAATTTGTTTCCGCAACTACTTTCTAAGATTGTAAAGGAGAGCAGTACATTAAATTCTGTAATTAGTAGTTTTGCTGAATATGTTAGCTATGGAGAAGTAATTACGTCTGACTTATTTAAGATTAAGATTAACAATTATTTAAACAAGTTTTATGGCTGGAGTGAGTTATGCAAAAGAGTTGCTAAAGACAGAAGAACATACGGCTATGGATTTATCGAAGAGGTTCGTATTGGTTCAGAAGTTTTTGTTTACCATTTAGACGCAAGTAAAGTAAGAATTGTAGAATATCTAGAAGAGAATGCCGAATATGTGGCCATATCCAAGGATTGGAATGACAACAGAATAATACCTTACGAATTATCATTATATCCTAAATACACACAACTAGAAAACAAGCAAGTTAGAATTATTCCAATATTTGATTATGAAGGCGGTTCGCTAGATTATCCATTTCCTATGTGGAGTGGAGCATTTTATGATGCGCAAGTAGAGAGTTTAATTGGTCAGTACAACGCTAATCAGTTTGAGAATGGTGTAAATTTATCTAGCATGCTAAAATTTGATTTTGGGGATGTTACAAACGATGATGACTTAAAAACTAAAAAACACAAACTAGAGCAGCAAATTAAAGGCACGAGTGATGGACGAAGCGGAAAAACTTTAATTGTACCAATTACGGGGGATGTAGAAACACCAGAATATATACAATACCCAATGAGCAAAGAGGGTAGTTTTCTTAACTTGCAAAAGCTAGTAGAAAACAATATAGTAAAAGCGTGCAACTGGTTTAGAAGTTTAGCTGGGTTAGAATCTGCTGGAGCATTAGGCAATAATCAGCAGCTAAGAAACGAATGGGAACTAGCTGAGAGACAAGTACGAAATGAGCAAGATAAGATTATGGACGCACTTAAAAAAGCGTTTGAAGGTACTCAGTACGCAAACGAAGAAGTAGCATTTAACAATCAAAGTCCAATGAATGTAATAAATGACATTAGCTCTATTACTACCTTACTACAAAATCGGGACACAATCGGTGTAAATTCTATAATACATATTTTGACAGCTATGGGAATGGATGTTGAAGAGGCAGAAAAAATAGCAAATGATAGCGAGTAAGGCAGAAATAAAGACTTTGGCATTTAGCAATACGTTTGACATAAATGCGGTTAAAGATAATCTTATACAAATAGTAGAGTGGGAGCAAGTAATGACTATTTTAGGAACAGATTTTTACGATGACGTTGTAGCTAATCCGTCTAGTCATACTACCTTAATAAGCACTTATTTAAAGCCGTTTATAGCGTATAGCGTAAAAGCCTATATTAGCAAGCCTAATCATATAAAAACTGGCAACAAAGGCGCGCAAACGGCGCAAGGCAGTAATGAGGTAATTGCAAACGTAGAGCAAGCTAAACGTCAAGCAATGGAAATGGCAACCAGATATAAGCAGCAAATGATTGACTATTTGGATAAAACAAAGCCAACATTATGGAAGGGAGAACCAAACTATGATGGCATAATAAATAAAATTATAATAATCTAATGAATGCAATATTCGAACTATACCTTATGGGCATAGGCGGTGTGTTATTGCATTTCCTTACTAAGCTATATAACGCAAAAAAAAGAGGCATTTTTTTAGATGCTGGTTTGGAGTTTATTAGTTTTGGCATAAGCGGGTTAATAGTTATGTTGTTTATATATGCAAAAAAGGATTTAGAACCATTCTATCCTTTAAACACTTTTACTGCAATATTACTAGGCTATTCCGCGCAATCAGTAGCTAGACAATTATTTAAAATGGCTATGCCAAAAAACGGGGAAAAATAATGAATAAGATTTTAATAAGCATCTTACTATTTGTAAGCGGTGCATTTACTACGGAAAACATAAAAGAAAAGATTATTGACACTACGCTATCTGTAACTGCGGGTATGGGTGTTTATTTNAATATTCCTTTACAGATCTCAAACAACTTTTTTGTACAAGAGATTTTTAAAAGCTTTATGAGCATAATAACTGCTATAATTATTGTAATAGTTACTTTGCTAATTAGACGGGAATGGCGCAAAAAAGGTTTGTGAGAAACATTAAAAGAATCTTTATTCATTGTACTGCGGGTTATGGCAACGTAGAGTCATTAAAAAGATACTGGAAATCTATTGGCTGGAAATCGGTTGGCTATCACAGAGTAATTGCAGAGAACGGAGAAGTTTTTTGTTTAGCAGACTACAATAAAATTACAAACGGAGTAAAGTACTATAATTCGACAAGCGTACATATAAGCTATATTGGCGGAGTAGATAAGGGAAACACTAGGAAAGCAAAAGATACGCGCACAGAAGCGCAGAAAACCGCCTTAATTTGCGAAATACGCAACGTCTTAGGGTATTTAAAAGAGTTTCAAGACGTAAAAGACATAAAAATACTTGGTCATAGAGACATTTCTCCCGATAAAAATCTTAATGGAAAAGTAGATAGTTGGGAAAGAATTAAGGAATGCCCAAGTTTTGATGCAATAGACGAATACAAAAATGTCGAATAATTTCCCTATTTTGTGTCACATGAAATATAAGGTATTAAAAAATAGGTTGCAAAAATTAGATTTAACAGAATACAACGATTTTAAATTAGACGATGGAACTATAGTAAATGCAAAGGCATTTGTTGAAGCGCATATATCTTACCTAGACACAAATACTGGAAATAAAACTTTTATGCCTTATTACAATAGGCTTTTAGAATTTTATCACAAAACACATAATGATGACGGCAAGGCAATTAATTTTAGCGAATCCACAGCATAAGGGGGAAAGCAATGTATCTTATTTTAAAAGATTGGCAAACCCTAATAATGCTTATGAGACAATTAAAAAGAAGTATTATATTCTACAACGTCAATTTGTAGAAACAGAAAGAAAATACGATAAACAAGGCAATTTAACAAGCCGAACCGAAAAACTGCAAAGCGCAGAATTTGAATTGCCACCAGACAATTTAGAACTTTCTCGATTAAGTACAAACGAAAGTACTGGGCAGCAATGGAAAATATACACGAAGGAAAGCCAAAATAAAGCGCTTTTTAAACTAAACACAGACATAATTAAGGAAAGTATAGCGGATGCAGCTATAAAGCCTTTAAAAGTACGCGCAAATAAGCCTAGCAGCAAAAAAGTGCTAAAGCTAACTTACACAGATACGCACATAGGAATGCATATTAAAAATGATTTGTACGATAGCGGTAAATGGGGCAAGGAAGAATTAGAGGATACGCTTAAAGAAATAGTTAGTGCAGTTAATACGTCTTTTAATGGCCATTCTAAAATCGTAATACAAGAATTAGGTGACTTTGTAGATGGATACAACGGGGAAACAACTAGAGGTGGACATAAGCTGCCGCAGAATATGGATAACGTAGAATGCTTTAAGATTGCATCCAGTTTTAAAATACGGCTAGCATCTACTCTTGCAACGTTAGGTGTTCCGCTAGAATTTCACAGCGTAGTTAATGACAATCATGCGGGGGATTTTGGGCATATAGTAAACTTGCAAGCAAAAGAAGTTTTACACTACCTTTTACCAGATGTAGTGTATAATATACATACACAATTTATTAGTCATTACACAATCGACAACTGGGCATTTATTATTACGCATGGCAAAGACAAGGAATTTAAGAAATTTGGGTTTAAGGCAACGCTTGACCAAAAAGCTAAAGACCACATACGAGCATATATTGATAAGTACAATTTACATAGCTATAAGATCTGTTTCGAAAAAGGAGACAGCCATCAATTAATTAGGGATTGCAGTAATCCTAAATTTGAATACAATAGCTATTACGCACTAAGTCCGTCAAGCGAATGGGTAAGTACAAATTTTGCAAAAGGCAGACGAGGATTTTGCATAGAAGAAATAGAAGGAAATTTAAAAACATTTAAAAGCATAGAATTATGATACAACAAGTAATGGATATAGTAGAAGCAGAAGAAATGATTACGGCAGACGAATTTGATGACGCAATGATTGGCATAGATTTTAATAATATGCGAGTAATTTATTCTGTTAAAAAATGCATAGACATTTTATGTCAGCACACAAATAGAGAAGATGCAGAAGATTTTTTTGAGTTTAATTATAGGCAAGCGTATTTCGGAGACAAAACACCAATCTGGTGCGAGGATAATTTTTAAATCTATTAACATGAAAAACGTAATACTTGCATTATTTACCTTTACCTTTATGTTTACCTTTACCTTTACCTTCGCGCAAGGTAAACGTAAACAATTAAAAATTTGTCAAGAGGCTTTAAAAAGGTGCTATTGTGACAACGATATTAAGGTTGACACTATTGTAGTTTACAAAGGTAAACAAGCAGTAAAAATTAATAAACAAAATGAAAAAACTAAGCGCAAAGAAAATACTCAAGAAACTAAGCAAAAAAAGACGGAGCAAAAGAATAAGACTAAACGCAATTTTGTGTTTCAATTCTTTAGCAGTATAAAGTCTTTTATACGTTCATTAACTATTGGACAGCTAGTTGCTGGGGGCGCTGGCGCAAGCGGTTTTATAACTCTTATAATGGGGTTTGCAGAAAAGCATAAACCTATTTCATCCACCATTGATTTGTTTCGGAAATTTAGGGAATCGTAGCAAGTCCCATTATATTTTAAAAGCCTATCGTGTAAAGCACTTTAGGCTTTTTTTATGCAATTAATTAGGTAATAATAGAAAATAAATTTGTTATTCTGGATTATTATGCTTAACTTGTGGATACATTCGGGAATTTTCCCAATCATTTTAAACACGATATTTTATGAGTAACATGAGTTATTGCAGATTTCAGAATACAGCTTCAGATTTGCGAGATTGCCAAGAGGCATTACAAGAGATTTTAGATAATCCAAAAGACGAAAACCACAAGTTGTCAAGCGCTGAATTTTACGCTTTTAGAGACATGGTAGGGACAATTACCCAAATAATGTACATTATAGAAGATAATGATTTGACCGACAACGATGGCATATTAACTGACATTAAAATTTACTAAAATTATGAAAAGGCAAAGTAGAAAAGTAGGAGTAGCTGGAAGTTTTCACAACCAGATGATGGGAAATAACCGAACCGAACCAGTAGTTGGCGAAGGAGCAACAATGTTATTTTATTCAGACCGAGAACCATACGAAGTAACATGGGTTTCAGAATGCGGCAATAAATGCGAAATTAGACNAATGGAAACAGAATGGTGCGGAGTAGCTTACGGAGATGAANAATACAAGTATAGCAGNAACCCAAAATATAGCACAGAACCATTAGAATGGTGTTCTAAGCGCAACGCTTGGGGCATAGTAAGTTACAAGGTGCAAATCATAAAAGCGTTAGCTGACAGATTATATAAACAATATGGCTGGGGATGGGAAGAATATCTACCGCAAGGCTATAAATATGACGATTTAGTAGATGGGGAAAAAATTGGAGCAAACACTCAATTAAAATTAATTACTGGCATAACTAAGCGTTACAGAAATTTTCAAAAAATATCAATAATATTCGGGGAAATGAACAAGTACAGAGACCCGCACTTTTAAAAAAAACCTATGAATTACGATTACGACTCAAGCAATTTAATTGACATTAGAGCAATAGTATTGCAACAAGAAATAGTGCAGATCAAAAAATTAATTAAAGACAATCCTAATGACGCAGATTTAGGCAGACAAATTAGGTTGCATTTTGATAAAACATAATAGAAATTAAATTTGCTATTCTGGATTGTTTTAATTATCTTAAAGCTACATTAGGGAATATTCCCAAACACTAAAACTTATAACATGGAAAATCACATTAAGTACAAATTAGACAAGGAAGATTTAGGGCATATTGATTTGCCTATATCTTACGATTCCGTAACTATTTGCAACGAACTAAATAACCCTAGCGAGAATTGCTCATTACAATTAGTTTTTGAGGACGAATCTTACATAGAGGTTATGACAGATAGTTATCAAATTCTTCGCACTTTAGGAATGCATTTTTACGAATATAACGGCATGACTTATTTTTCAGAATTTCCGCAAAAAAACGGATACAATACCGATTGCATGTCACTAGACGAATACGAATTGACAGAGTTAGATTTTATCGATTATCTAGTAGAAGAAGGCATAATTTTCGAAGAATCATATTTAAAACCAGTTTTAAAAACATTAAACAAAACCTTTACTAATGAAACAATTAAATAGACAAATCAGCAGAGCATTAGAATGGCTTAATTCTCCACAAGGATTAAATGACTCAGAATTAATTATGACGCAAAAATTATACGGCGGAACATCTTGCACTAGAGAAGAATTTAACATACTATTAGAAACATTTAATGATGGAGTAATTACCACAACTTGCGACAACGAAAAAATTAAATGCGAGGGTAAGCTAATTGCATTTACTGACAAAAAGAGTATTACAATTTTAGTAAAAATTACAGATTTAATTTCAAACATTTAAAATAAAAACATGGAAGCACTACAATCAATACAAGCACAATTAAAAGCGCCTAAAAACCAATACAATAGTTTTGGCAAATACAAGTATAGAAATTGCGAAGATATACTTGAGGCAGTTAAGCCATTACTAGAAATAGGTAGATGTACATTAGTTATTACAGACGAGGTAAAAGAGGTTGCTGGAATCCCATACGTTGAGGCAAAAGTTATATTTTCAGACGGGCAAAATAAAATTGCAGTAACCGCACAAGCGGGCATTGACGTTAACCGCAAAGGAATGGACATATCACAAAGTTTTGGCAGTTCAAGTAGTTACGCGAGAAAGTACGCTTTAAACGGCTTATTTTTAATCAACGATACCCAAGACTCAGATGCAACAAACCAGCATCAGAGTAAAAGAAAAACGGCAAAAGAGGAGTTAAATCCACAACATCCTAAGTGGGAAAAAGCTAAAAAATCGTTAAGTAAAAAACAAACGACATTAATAGACATCGAAAAACACTTTACTATTACAACACAAAACAAAGAACTTTTAACTAAATTTAATTAACATGGGAAAATCAAAGGAGCAATTTATTGCACAGAGAGAAAAAGAATTAATGCTAATGTCTAGCAGAGATTTAAAATCTGAGGCACGCAGACAATCAGAAATTATGTTGCAAGAATCAGATGCAGAAGAAATTTATTCTCGATCTGTTCGGCTGGAAAAATATTTAACTGAGTTTAACAAGTTTATAAAACCTCACATAGAAACTATAGACATAGTAAATGGTGTAGAATTTCAAGAAGGGCAAAAAACTACATACAACTTTAGCGAAGATGCAGAATACAGAGAATTAGAAATTGCATTAAAAGCTAGAAAAGATTTATTGCAAGCAAGGGTAAAATTAAGTAAACCAATATTTGACGAAAAAGGCGAAGAAGTTATTTTGGTCAGCAGTAGAACAACTGGATTTGTAAAAGCAATAATTAAATGAAACATAAAGACTATTTACAACTAGCAAAATTTAAAGTTGACAATATGATTTTTATACCCGCAAATAATACTGCGGAAAAACTTGCATTAATAAATGATAGGCAAAACATTTTAATGATGCCTCAAACCCCTAGAGACGTAAACTTGCATAGATGTTATCATTTATTTTGTGGCTGGTTGTGGGATAAAATGCCGACAGAATTTAAGGTAAGTAGATGCAGAGATAAACATCAGATGTACAATTACCTAAAAATTATTAGTGGCCAATACGATTTAGCTATGACATATAGAGACAAAAAGTTTTACAGATTTGAATCTATATCTTTTGGTAATATGTCGAATGACGCATTTAAACTATTCTTAGAGGAACAAATGAATAGCATCTATACTGAACTATTAGTGCCATTAAGAATGGAAGCGCTATACGAACAAATGGAAACAGAATTTAAAAAAATATTTAAAGAATTATTATGAGTAATACAAAAAAAGAAATCGGTGCAATATTAAGAACTGCAAGAAAAAAAAGAGGATTGACGCAGATAGAATTAGCTAACCAAATTAATACAAATCAAGTTACAATTAGGACTATTGAAAGAGGTATGGCAAACCCTACATTAGAAAAACTTTTAGCAATATCTAAAAAGCTAAATGTACAAATATTTAATTTAAATGGAAAATAAATTTGTTATTCTGGATTGTTTTAACTATCTTACAATTACAAAGGAATATTCCTTTAAAACAAAACACGATATAACATGAAAATATTTGACACATTTACAAGTGCAGACGGGTACGAAATATACTGGTTGCACGAACAAAACGAAACGGCACTTTTGCCAGAAGATTTATACTATGACAAGGATTATTTTATGGAAGAATGCGAATCCATAGTAAAAAGCGGGCAATGCTATTTAAACTATATACCAGATGACGAAGATTTTGACGCAATGTTAGAAAATTGGGAAATAGAAAATTCACTTAAATGAAAAATTTTACAACACGAATGATTAACAGAGAAGTAAAAGTATCTTTTAATCACCCAAAATATGTAACGGCAATATTTCAAGCACAATCAACGTCTTTCGCTTGTCAAGGTAAATGGTCGTATAAAATGGTTTCTATACCTAAAAATAAATATTCTATTCAAAAGTTAGAAGCGGAAGTAAT